ATTTCGAAAGAAAGTAACAAGGATTGATTCGCTAGCTCAGCAGGTAGAGCACAACACTTTTAATGTTGGGGTCCTGGGTTCGAGCCCCAGGCGGATCACACAAAAAAGCACGAGTTTGGGACGATTTTTTAAACGTAACAACTTGTGCTTTAATACTTTAAGAATTTACATGTTTGCGAAAACATTTTTCTTAACATCCGTTTTTATACGGTTTTATACAGATATATGCGCATTTTGGATACCAAAATCGGATACCGTTTTCAAATAACCGGATACCAATTTTTTTAAATTAAAATGCGTTATGAACAGAGTACAAATTAGAGTCGTTTTCGACAGAAAGAAAACAGCCTCAACTAAAAAAAGAGGCTTAGTACAAATCGAGGTTAGATTTGAAAACAAACGGAAATTTGTTTCCACAGGAATCAAGCTATACAAGAACCAGTTTAAGACCGGGCGTATAGTGAATATAGATGATGCAGATCGGCTAAATGAAAGAATCACAAATCAAATCAAGGAAATTAACGATCTAGTTGACAAGCTGGACCAAAACAAACAAAAATTTTCCCTTGATTATATTGATCACATCAACGACATTTACATTGGAGGCTCATTCATTGAATTTATGGAAAAACGAATAAGTGAACGTCCGACACGCATCACTACTCAGAAACAGCATCGTAAGGTGCTTAATTTCCTAAAGAACGAATGTACCCTATTGACTTACTTCTCCGACTTGACATATCAGAACATTACGCGCCTTGACGAGTATCTTAAAAAAAGAAAGGTAGACGGTCACCCAATGATGCAAACAACAATCCATACTTATCATAAGGTGATCAAAGTATATATCAACGAGGCTATTAAATTCGAAATGATACAAGACAATCCCTATCGTAAATTTCAGGATTGCCTGGGAACACCACGAGAACGAACCGTATTAAACCTGCAAGAGATAGATCTTATCAGAAAGTATAAAACACTTTCAGCGTTGGAGAGAAAAGCAAGAGACTTGTTTATAGTACAATGTTATACCGGTCTTTCGTATTCAGACCTAATGAGCGTTGACTTTACAAAAGCCGAACGCTATGGAGACGATTATATATTAAAGGACGAGCGCTTAAAAACCGGTGTATCATTTTTTGCCGCCCTACTTCCGCCAGTCGTTGATATACTTGATAAATACAACTACCAGTTGCCTCATCTTGCATACGATGTATACAACAGAACATTGAAGCTGGTAGCCGCATCGGCAGGGGTAAAAAAACATATTAGTACTCATATAGGCAGACATACGTTTGCTACAACTATCGCTCTTGGATCCGGTCTTCCGATTGAAGTTGTAGCGAAAATGCTTGGACATCGAAACATAAGAACAACACAGATATATGCTAAGATTATGCCTAAAGCCGTTTTAGAAGGATTCCAAAAAATAAAAGGAGCTATTTAAAATACAAAAGAGGCCATCTCAAGTTTATTTTGAGATAGCCTCTTTTCTTTTCCCGTTCAAGAAATACACTTCTGACTTTTTATTTTGTTTTATCGGATAAATCGTGTCATTTTGATAGTCCAAAATAAGTATTTTAGACTTACTATTTGTCACATATAATAGCAATTTTCACTATCAAAATGATAAAATTTATCTATCAAACTATCTATTCTCTACAAAATCCAACTTATAATCCAGCGCATTAGCTATCTTGCTTAGCAAATCTACTCCTGTACTATACTTCCCGAGTTCTATGCGTGCGATATGTCCTGAACCAATTCCAGTCAGTTCGGATAACTTGGCTTGGGAAATACCCTTCTTTTTGCGAAGCTCAGCTATACGCTTTCCAATACGTTCTCTTTCATTCTCCATCAAATATACTCTTTAAAATATTATTATCTTCCCATGCGCAATAATTACAGTACCACATAGCGCACGGACGCAATATCTCATTAATTATAAGATTTTTATCAGTATTTTCGTCTAATGTAGCACAATAATGCAGTATTGCTGATAGTCTTTCAGTACCGGAAGAACTTATGTATTTGAAATGATACACAACAACGCCTTCCACTGGAATAAATTCATCCTTATCCCGATCTATTATCTCAATGACAGAAGCAGAGCGAGTATGATTTATAACCGTCCTAGTTTCTAAAGGATTCCCCAAATGAGAATGAGCGTCCAAGAACGCCCATTCCGGTAAAGTATATTCTTTCATTTTACAAAGAATTTACAAGCAGTCTATATGCGGATTCTTTAACTTCCAAATGTTTTTCTTCATTTTCATCGTCATCACACCAGTCCCATATTTCAGAATCGGTACAATGTACTGAGGTACTTAAACCACTTAATACATACTGCCCGTAACCTACTTCTTCAATAGTAATTGTCTCGTTGTTGATTTCAAATGTTTTCATAATCTTATGCCGCTTATCCGTTGCCGCCGGTTGTATTGTTATTTGATATTGCAAAGATAAGAATAGTTTCTAAATACTGCAATATATTACAGTAGCAAATTGCATATATAATAGTTTTTTTAACATTTAGGTATAAAAAATCCCCGACTACATAGCTAGGGACAAGCACAAAGATATAACCCTTGCAATAATCGCAAGAGGAATAAGCCAGTCCAAAACCTTTTCTAGGCGTTCCAAAACAGGACCATAAGCAGGCGACAGAAATCATGATGATATCTGTCATCTGCCTGCTCTAATAATATGTCGAGGTTAGTCCTCATAATTCATTGCGGTCATGTACTCCCATATCTTGCCGGCCGGAGCATCCTCATCGGCAAAGTAGAACCGATAGGCGGCTTTTAAAAGCGTTGCTTCGTCCAATACGGCACACAGATCAGAATAGAATGAGTTGAACGCAACATATTTGTCCCAAGGAGTAGTCCCGGACGGGAACGGCATGCCCTTCGTGGCTTCGAGAATCTGATCTACATTCCAATGAGCGCCGGTTTTCTTTTCGCCGGCAGCGTTGGTGTATTTGATCTTATCTATGTCCACCTCGGCAAAATGTTTGTCGTAGTGTGGACCATATAACGCCTCATGTTGATCACGCATAAAGGACATATACATCTCCGGATGCTCTTCTTTTATAACGCAGAGAATTTCATCCACGCTTTCCACGCTTTTCCACATAGCCTTTTCGGAGGTAACACCGTCCGTCTTGGCTTTCTTCATCATATCTATATACTTCATAAATCTACTTTTTAGCATTAATATTCTTTCCCTTCTTTACGGACTTTCCCGGTGACAACCTTATCATCGGTACAGGTTCGTTAAGCGGGAAAGGTAGCGGAAATAGTCAGCGGAGTAGCAAGGCTTACGCCATAGGCGCGATTGCAGCATTTCACATTTTCCGGTGTTACCTGCGTAACAAGAGGAGTCAAAGAGATAGTAGGAACAGCACCGGCAGCACCAATAAATGCAACCTTGAACTGTTCAACCCATTGTTTGGTAACAGAACGGCAGGAACCTTTCGGAGTATAAGCCACAAGGACGGCAGCATTTATCGTCACAATAGTCTGAGTATTCACCGTCTGCTGTTCTGCAACGGTAAAATTAACAATACCGGTAGGCTGAACACCATTGTCAGCGCAAAACGCCTGACACAAGTTTTCCACTACATTAGTCAGATACTGCTGGCTGGTAGCAGCGATTGCAATTGGAGTTAATTGAATCATAATAATAAAGTTTATATGTTATTTTTCATCCGCATCTTCACCTTGCGGAGTAGGACCTTCTGTCAATACGCTATAAGATGAAACAGTCTCTTTAATAGGTAGATTGTATTTGAGAAGGGTTTTCAGTTCTTCCAAGTCTTCCGGTTCAAATTCTACCTTTCCTTCAAATAGCGACAATCCACCATTCTTTATAGCGTCATCCACAACATTATGAGCAAGCTGCGGGATAGATTCATCAGGAATGCCACTTATATATTTTGTAATAAAAGGTTCTATCAGAGACGAGGAAACACCATCAAGAACTGGTGATATTTCCTTTGCCATGCTCCACATTGGACTTACCCATCCGGTAGATTTTATCTTCGTCTCAATACTGGAAAGAAAAGGCAGCCGACTCAAATTGCTACCCAGCAATTCCTGAATAGCGGGCTGCGCCCATTTATTGAGCACAGCCGCCAGTTTTTGTGCGTTAGAATACATAATGTTTACCCGTTACAGCAACATCCAGTATCACAAACCTTTCTTTGGGGAACAACAAGCTCACTTAGTGCAGCCAATTCTGCAATCTGCTGTTTCATACAGCTAAGTGTGGCGGTATTGGTACCGTTATAAACAGCCTGATTCATGTTGATAGCATTTTGATCCTCTTTGTTTCTGTTGATAATAGACAACAGACGATCATAAACATCCGCAAGCTTCTGGTCTGTATAAGTGTTGGATTTCAACAACGCAATCTCAGAATCTTTCGCTGCAAGCTTATCCATCATGCCGGCTTCATACCGACTGACAGGTCGGTCTTCCGAAGTGATTACTTCTACTGGTCCTGCATAACCTGCATTACGTCCGTTTCCACAACCACCAAAGAAACTTCCGGCATTAAGTCCAAGGAAAGATGCAATACCGGCGGAAGCACCCACCGTATTATAGTTACCTTGCCCCTGTCCTGTTACGTGGTATTCTTCACCACTTGCTCCTTTAATTTTCATAACTTATAAGCATTAATTCACGGTCAACGTTAACCGCATCACAAAGAACAGGAAAAGTGCGTTGCTCCTAAATTATTCCGTTGCGACATCGTTGCTAATATGCTGCAAGTTCGTTGCTACACTCCATTTCTTTATCTTATACTGGAAGTTATTCCGGATCTTGTTTACTGACTGACGGGTCAATTTCGTAACGGAGGATATTTGGGAATCAGTGAGTTTCTGAGAAAGTAAGTGTATGAGGATATATCTTGCATCTACCGCTTCCTCAGAGTTACTATGAAGCATCTCATACTCTTCTACTCCTGTCTCGTTTTTCACCGCAACGACCATTTCTTTATATAATTCTATATTTTTCATGCTGTTAAACATATATAGGTTGATAAACAAAACATCTCAAGAACTGTTGTTAAAGCTATGAAAGCCCTACAAACAGTCCCTGAGATGTTAACCCGTCTATAATTTGGTCGTTGGAAACGGGTGTGGGGCTTTCTTTTCTCCTGCCCCCTGGAAGTTACATTTGTTATGATAATCGGCCTTCTACTTACCGGATAAACTTAGTGCTTAGTATTAATTAATGTATCATTTTAGCCTCCTTTCTTTATGAACATTTTTCCATTGGAAATTGTTATGTAAGTAAAACTTAAACTTTTCATACCGGAAACGGTCTGTGAAGATAGTAGTTCCGGTAATTTACCATATAAACAAGTTATAACTCACTCCGGCACCGAAGTACAAACCACCCGGATAACCGTATCCTGCCTGCAAGCCCAATCCCCAGCGTTTCTTCTTCTGTAAAGGTGAAAGAGTGATAATTTCCTTGTCTCTATACACCTCCATAAAATCAAGGGTCGGATTATATCCACTAACCACCGCCCGGTAATCATCGGTCTTATACTCCTTGCTTGTGATCGGTACAAGTACCGGGATAGAATCTCCTTCTATGGTTCTGTCAGTCGTTGTATCTATCAGAATAGGTAGATATACCGTATCGGTACGTTTCAGAGTTTCTTTTACCGGCTTAGGGATTGTGTCTCTTACTGTGTCCCGGATATGTACGGTATCTCCTTTAATATAAACCGGTGACGGCCCGTGCGGATTACAACGCATCCACACGAGAACACCTACAAGCAAGCAGACTAATATCCAAGGGAGGGACTTCATAGGATCTCCTTGCTTGTCCAAGCCGGACTAGACAACAATACATTTAAATCCTCGCCTTCATAGGTAGGATACGGAAAAGACAGTTCTTCCGTTCCGTCATCAGCAATAGTCTTAATCATCTTATGAGGAAATAACGCAGCATAGTGCTGGCATTTCATCAAGGTTTCACTCTCATTTACACTCTTGCGAGGAACAAGGTTACGCTTGTCTATCTCATCCTGAGGGACCTCTTGCAAGTCAATTGTTGGGAATACAGTGTATTTCATATGCTTTACTATTGAATTACTATCAGACTAATTATACTTGCTCCCAAGTAACACTCCCATCCTCGTTGAAGATAATTCTCTTACCTGCTATCTCAACTACTGTATGAGAAGATGAACCTATTATGATCTGATTACTATCGGATGCTTTAACATTGTACCCTATAACAATAGAATTTTCTATCACTGCCGGAGTGCTCTTAGAATGCAGTTTAGCTAAATGTCCTATACAGATATTATTCTTACCGTCGACATCATAATTGTTCATTGCATCCATTCCTATAGCAACATTTCCTTCACCTTCTATATACAATGCAGCATTAGCCCCGACAGCAACACATTTAGTGTTATTACGCACACCAGCAGATGCCCCGACAGCAACACATTTTGATTTAGCAAAATGTGCAGAACCACCACTTAATGTTCTATGCCCTATAGCTACGTTATCGACGAAATCATTGCTATTTGTCTGCCCTAACGCATTTGTCCCAATTGCGACATTGCGTTCTCCTTGCCCTCTAACCTCTCCCAATGCAGCCTTACCTATTGCTACATTATCCTCTCCTTTTGGTATATACCACGCCGCATCAGAACCTATTGCTATATTTCTATCTCCCTCAATTAGGCGCGTTAGGGGGAATGTTCCTATACCGATATTCCTTGCTCCATATTTTAAGGAGCTTAACGATCTCTGACCTATTGCAATGTTGCGGGATCCATTCTGGTTCTTTGCAAGGGCATCGGTTGCACCTATTGCAATGTTCCACCAGCCTGTAATGTTATCTGTCATTGTGCCTCCTTCAACATTTTCGTAGTGCTTATTACTATCAGAATCAAGTTCTACCTCTATTGATGCCTCATCCTCAGAAACAATTTTACGAAGTTCCACTCCATACACACTTCCATCATATGCTGATGATGCGGTAATTTTAAGACTACCACCGTCCGATATCATACCAACATAGAATTTACCTAACGTTCCATTATAGATATCACATAATCCCCCCTCACCGATACTAACACAAACATCCTTTTCGTATGTGCCGACTTTAGAATAATTGAATATTGCTACATATTTTTCACCCTCAATAGTAGCATGATCAAAAATAAGAGTATCTGTATTGCCTATAGCATGCGTATAAACCCCTTCTGTGTATTGCCAGTTATCTCCATTGCCAACAATTGAACTGATAAGGTTATCGCCAAGATATAATTTTTTACTTACTTTTCTACGAATGCAAGTTTTAATATCTTCGGATTGAATATCTTCGTCAAGAGTCACAAGCCCATCTGGTCCAACTCTGAGAAATTTCCCTGCGTTGTTTATTCCTTGCTGTTTATCAACCTTGCCATTTATTAATCCAAATTCTGATTTGTATTCAATATTGGTAGGTTCATAGCTTACTCCAGATGAATTAGCGCAATAGACATATAGGTAATTACAATCAGAAGGTAATACTATCTCAAATGGAAAGTAGTGAGTCTCAATGCTTGTATATCCGTCACAAGCATTAACAATTGAACCGGATACGAAATCGCAATCTTTTACAGGCAACACGGAGGCTCCATGAGCCGTATCTATCGGTGTAATCATCAGATTTCTTCCCGCCACAACAGGGATAACCTTGTGCTTTGTCAATCCATAATTTCCATTAGTTCTGAAAACTAAATCACTACTTGTAATTAATCCACTCCGATAATCATACAAATTCAAGTCGATTGCTTGGGCTTCAATACCAGTAATTTTATCTACCTTTGAAAATATTTCCTCAAAGTTCCCATCAATCGCAGTAGCTAAAGTACCCCACTTTTGTTCGGAGTCCTTGGCTATATCAAATATCTTTTCCATAACTTATTCGTTTTTAATTAATGTTTCATTGGTTATTAAAGTCTCGTTGTCTAACATTGTCAAGTAGCTGGAGATAACTATGTTGATCTTCTGTGGAGACTTGGTGACCTTTCCGGTTACTTCATAGACACCGTTGTCTCCAGATATGGATATGTCGCTAATGGCGTTAGATGATATATCTACCAGCTTATCAGAGGAATTTGACAATGTTATGGTGATAGTGACCGTACTACCCTCAATAACGTATTCCTCCGGATTAACCGAGTAGGATATCGACGAATAAGGGATGTTACTCTTCACTATCGGTCTGAACTCCACCATGCCCGGATACAGAGTGCCTAGTTTTCGCTTCTTTAGCTGGCGCTCCAACAGAAACTCAGAAAGGGTGTAGGGGAATAGCAGGAAACTCCACAGCACTATATTAGCATATTGCCTATCTTCTCCATATCTGCCAATTGTTATTCCTCTCCCTGTATCTGTTGCAGTTCCTTTTGTTATATTTAAGCCATTATATACATAGGTTGACTGATAAGATACTTTTCTATTCAAAACAATATCATTTGTCTTACTACTATCTCCAAATGAGAATGGATTAACTTTATTGCTATCGACATACTCAAAAATAAAGGGAGTAATTCCATTAGAGTTTATTTCTGATATTAATGGAACTTGGTATGCTAATAACTGAACATACGCTCTATCAACAGCCACAGTGTAATCCTTCAATCCCAAGTCACCTACAAACTGACCATAGTCATCTACTCCGTCTGATTGCAAGCCTCCTTCTTCGTTAATACCACTTTCTGGAGTTCTAGCATAATTATATAACGTCATATCACGTCCATTACCACTAAAGTCTTTAAGATACCAATCTTCATCGGGAGTATCGTTAGTAAGACCTTGCTTCTTCACATCGTAGTAAATATCAGGTTTAACATACTTGTCCAAGTTGTAGTAGGCTATTACTTGATTAATCTCGTCAGTGGTCAATACTCTCTTGGCGATGAAAGTCCAGTACCAGGCAACAGAGGTTGTATGAACAGTACCAAGAGTAGTGTGCTTGAACCCCTCTACACTGAAATTAGCTCTTAGTGATTCGTAAAAATCACCTGCGTTTTCAGTAGTATAATCATTCTTGTCACCTAATATATTGTTTATAACGGTTAGAACACTCTGTTTAAGGCTATAACCATAAATGCCGGTCTTATCAATATTAGAAATTCTATTAGAAATCCAATTATTATCGGAAGTTCTTATATAGTTAGTAAATCCTTTGCCTTCTACATTTGAGTCAGCAGTTATCTGGTGAATCATAGACACAACCGTTAACTCCTTGCTTCCGTCCAGCATCTCGGATACAGGATTCTGACTGACAATCATGTCGTTGACTCCGTCAGTGACGAATGAACCCTCATATTCTGGAAGAACTTCAATAGTTATATCACAATCGAATTCTGTAACTTCCTCTGATATAGGACTAATATACATTCCTATCCAAACATTAGTAGTTAAATCTAATAATGCGTCTGTTGGAACAAACGATTTAGGTAATTTATGAGTACCATTACTTAAATGTAATGATGTTTCCTTTGTTGCATCTTTCGTAGCTAAATATTTGTAAACAAGTTTACTATTTCCTTCAAGACCTTTAACAGTAACTCTAAAAGCAGGTATTTCTTTTATATTAGTTAGTACTCCATTTTCTTTTACATAACTATATAACAAACCTCTATTTGCAAGTCTGACATGAGTTATATGAATCGTAGTACTAGTAGTATCAGAAGTATAATTTGCTGTACCTGAAAGATGTTCCCAAGTCTTATTAGCACCGAACACTACTGGATAACCATTACAACCCGACATACCCTCATACGCAGCATTAAATATCTCAAAATCCCCTCCCCTGCCAGGAAGCTTGTTCTTGATGATATTGCGGTCGGGATCAGTGTTGCTCTTGCCGTCAGATATCCATACACCTGCCAAGGCAGACAATACATCGGGAGAGATGTAGGGACGGTCGGTAGCGGAAGAACCAACGGAAGTTGAACCGATTCGATTCAAGCCGATACGGTTCAACCCTATTGCATTTAATGACAACTTGTTAAGCTTCATTGCCGGATTCGGTTAATATTCCACTTGTTATCTCGGTATAGCTTTCGATGCGAATCACCTTCGGATAAACCAGGGCGTCAAAATCATAATCAAACACCTTACCGGAATCATCTTGTATATACCCCGGAAGAAGCACGGGATCAAAACCTCGGGCATCGGCCGTTCTATCATCCATTGTCTCTATTTCATCGCCTGTCTTCTGATAGATTCTGATCCCCGAACCGGAATTACGGTTGAGATGAATATTGAAATTGCTGTTAACTACTACCTCTGCTGCGTAAAGATCTAAATTTTCTATTTTAGTAAATTGTAAATCTGCCATGACTGTTCCTCCTATAATTTATAATTTTAAAACCTGCTTTTTCACGTTACAGCTATCATAGCTAACGTGAACCCATGAGAAATTCTTCTCGTCTATTAGCTGTGTAAAAGGAAGATCAAGCTCCTGTATGAGAGTGAACAGCCTTTTGTTTTCCTCCTTTGTGTTCGGGGTACCAACTATATCAGCAGCCATTCCTTTCATATGTTCACTGGTCTTACTTCCTCCTACGGCCTTATTCAAGACCTCACAACGATACCCACTCGTTACAGTAACAGGCTTACCATAGGCTTCACGGAGAGGATCAAGAACATTGTCTATCAAACCATTCACATTACATATTAATGATTTTGGCAGACGATTGTCAATGCCGCACCTATCTGCCGTTTCACTCTTTACCATTTCGGCTATCGTGAAATACTTTCCCATATATCTTTCCTCCTATAAAATCAATATTAATACTACAACCTGGATCACCTGACCAATAACTCCTCCTATTAATGTAGCAGCAATATCAAGCCAATCCCATTTATTCCTGTATGCGCGGTCTTTAAATTCCATGCCGGCAGCCAGCCCCGCGACAAACAAGATCGTCAGAAGTATACCTGCCGGAATAGCGTAGAGCAAGTGCTTCATACGGTTACTTTCCCTTATCCAGCTCATCATTCTTTGTTTCTTTATTGTTCAGTCTATCAACTAAACTGTTAAACTTACCGTTAACATAGATGCCAATCCCAAATATACTACCAGCATATATCAGACATTGAGCAAAAAACCATAATACGCTATCATGAATCTGTCCTAACGGCTCTACAACAAAACCCGCAACGGATAGTCCGACTCCTGAAAACAACATTCCTACTGCGGTCCATACCTGTATATCTTCTTTTGTATTCTTCTTCATATCAAGCAAGTCAGATAAACGGTTAACAACGAAACTATCTCAATCCAGAACATAGGCTTCCTTTTTATGAAGTCAGAGATAAAATTTCCCGTCCAGTTCTCACTTATCGCAATAGCCAAATATGCAATGAATCCAGCCCATAGAAAGAGCCAATACCAGGCATTACAACCTACCCATATCTGGGAGAAGATTAAGGATATGGCGGCACCGATACAATGTGATACCTTCTGGCTTCCTTTAAAGTTGGGAGACACACCCAACACAATCATCCCGACAACAGAAAGGAATACAAGAAACTGGCTGTTCTCGGAACTGGCTTCCAATGCAGCCGGAAGAAGCAATGCGCCGGAACCGACCATGCAAAGAGTAAACCAAAACTTATGCGCCAAGGCATAATAGGTATCACTGATTGAATAAGGGATTTCTTTACCCTTCTTTATCATCGCGAAGACATATCCGGCGATGAGGATGAATGACATTAATACTAGTAGAATCATAGGTTTATCTGTTTTTAAGCGTTTTGAATATATGCTCTCCAGGGGCTAATGGCTTTAACTGAAATTTTTTTTTCCGAGGTAGATGTTTCAAAATTCAAACTTTCAGGAGATACAGAAATTTGAGAACCTGATGACTGAGTAATCTTGATTTGATATCCAACCGCCGAATCTCCTACACCAGAATTTGAATCATCACCCCAATATGATCCTATCGCATTCATTTCAACACCTTCTGTCGCAGAACATTTTACTATAACCTCAACCGACATTTGCGCCAATACGCCGGGATCGCCTGCTATATTCGCAAGTTTCGAATTCGAAATATCTATACTATACTCTGTCAATACATCATTCAATGCTCCTTCGCCTGTCAAATACTTCCCATTGATTCTAACATATTGTTTTTTAAAGCCCGCACTTGCAGAAGTTAGATTCATAATTTTACAAGCGGCTAAATTTATCTTATATGATACCTTTATCCAACATTCATTTTTAGGTATACTAAATTCATGTACTATACCTTCTGAACTTTCTTCAACAAGATCTTCCCAGCCTGAATCAGGTATTGTATCTCCGGTACTTGTCGACCTTTGAACCTTTACGGTAGCATTTAAATCTGATTGATCAGTTTTCTTCCCGGTTCTGCTACATACAACTGTTTGTTTCGCACTCTCATCATCTTGAAGCTCAACAATTAAATTTTCAGTTACCGGTCCTCGACCTGTGAAACCTGATATTGGAGTTACTGATATTTCTCCCGGTGTAGTTCCACCTTCACCCGTTGTCGGATTAATATTAAAATACTTTCCCATAACAATTAAATTATTAGATTTCTATTTTGTATTATTTAAAATATATGCTTTCCAAGGCCTCTTAGAGGCCACAACCACTTTCATAGGCTCTAACGAGGTTCCAAAGTCAAGATTGACAGGATACACATCAATCAAATCTATTATTGCAGAAAGTTCCAAACTGCTACATCCTTCCAACTCCATTGACATTGTTACAAAATCCCCTTTTCTACCCGTTATTGTCATTCGGGTTATCAAGGCCTCCCCTTTCATTGTCAACTCATTATCCGTAACATAATCATCGGCATCGATTGAATGAGCATGATCCGCAACTGTTCCAAGCATTACAGCAACAGGAGTATCACTTAAAAGCATATTATAAACTTCCGTTACCTGCTTAGAATTACCAACCAGATAACCACTGCTTATCTTCCACCTCTTTCTTCTCTTTTTCTTTTTCTCCCATTGACCGGTATCAGGACTGCCAACCGTTATAGTGTCAGCCTGTATATCAATCTCACACGTTGTGGAAAAAGCAAAAGCCTTATACCTTTCCTCTTTCCGAACAAACAATATCAGATTATTTCCTTTTATCTTAGGCATATCAATCAGGTATATTTTCAATCATTATCTCCTCCGAATCATCCGCCCACTCTATTTTTTCTGAAAGAATACGATACTCCTTACCATTTCGAACAAGCCTCATCATCGGATTCAAATAACTCTGTTCAACTGTTATATTCAACTTCTCTATAACTCGTCCGTAAACCTGTTTTAGTATACCCAAAAGATGCTGTTCCGGTCTTTCCATTCTTGAATTTGACAGGAAATACAGATTATCTATTTTATTTCCTTCATTATTGTATAGTATATTATATGCATCTCCATTTACCTCTGTCCCTGTTGCAATATTCAAAACAATCTCTTTTTCGAAGTTAAAATTCTTACCGGTTAATATATTATAATAATTATCTTCCTTAGATTGACTTCCTATCTCTAGTTTAGAATCATCCATATAATAATCAATCTTAAAATTATTGATATATAAAAAGTCAGTTGTAGTACTTTTATATGGAGGTAAAATCCAAAATTCCGCCAAACCTGACAATATTCTTTTTATTGGTATAACATATCCGTCTGCACCATTATAAGGCATAGCAAGTGTTTTCGTTGATACAATTTTACCCGCTCCATCTGTTTTATTCTCGTCATCCTGATCTCCGATTCTTATTTCAAAGACACTCCATACCCCTACCCAATCATTTCCATTCCAATATTTATCACCAACCTTAAACACAGCGGGAAGTATACACCTACCATTTGTTTCTTTAGTATTAACAATATCATTAACACTCGTATAATATGAAGCTTCTATTCCATTTGTGCTTCCACTTATAACAAAGGCCCCCGAATTATACACGGCTGTTTTACCGCTAATCATTACTAATGGATGATTTTTAGATATATCCTCAGAAGGTAAATCATTTCTCTGATTATTCGTCTTAATCATGATTCTTATAGCTTCTCTATAATCATAGTTTCTTTTTCCGCTTAAGCTATTAAATCTATCATATTTTATATAGTTGGCTCCATGACTCCACATTCGAGTTGAACCAGCAATATTATCCGATATATCTACCCAATTCTTATCATATATCTTTGTTTCCAACCTACCATAATAATCTTTTCTATTATACATGATCACCTGCTCATAGAATGCAACCTTCCCTGCAAAATCATCGTATGATGTACGGAAATTCGACTCTGGCTTTATTTCATCAGAGTTAATGTTTTGAATTACATCCTTTATCCCTTTAATTTTCTCTGATATTTTTATTTTTCTTACACCCTGCAATATCTCCTTCTTATTATCATTTCCATCCAACGGCAAAGAAGAAAGATTAGAACGGGCTATTGAAGTTATACTGAATGAAGGGTTTCCATTATAAACAATCTTTCTTAAATCCTCCACCGTTGTTATATAATGCAATTCGGAATTTCCAAGAAAATATAACGTCTTCTGTCTCTCATATAATGTCCAACCCCAAAACTTACAGAATTCCTCCAAAAAAGAAAGGCAAGTATCCGCATCATATCTCTCCCAGTCTTCCGCTTCACGTTCATCCGATCCGTTGTCCGTGAAAAATGTCTGCCGGGAAAGGCTCACGCTAAACGGGGTTTGGGCGCTCTCATCTTCACTGAACCATACCTCCCGAGGGAAATAGATTCTATCAAAATCAACACCGGTCGCTTCTATGCACTCCAACAGCAATTCTGCCAGCATAACAACTCCCATACCTTTATTCTGATCCAAATATATTCCGTCCAATATACCCAAGGAAGATATAACAGGATACTCCATAACCAAAGGAGTTATGTCCCAATCCTCCGAGAAAGTATCAGCCTGCATATACCCACACCATTCCAAGTTGTTTTTTATATACAACTCTATATAGTGCTGACTATTATCTTCGGGCATCAACCCTTCCAAATCACCGTTATCTATAACTCGTAGATATCCGGTATGCGTTCTTACGGGTTTTAAATAATCGTCATCCGAATCCTCCTCAGTAGTGAATGGATTTTCCGCCGGTTCCAGTTCTGCGATACCGCCCGTCCAGCCTTCTTCATATATATCGATTCTTGCATCATTTTCTTTCAGTGTCTTGAACTTCACCTGCCAGCGAATTTTTCTTGCCATAATCTTTATTCATTAAGGTTTCCAACATTTTTGCCTTTTCACGTAATGCATCTATTTCCTCCTCCGTAACTTCCGGTTTATCTTCCGTTTCCCAAGGAAATTCAAGTTCCAAATCTTTTCCCGTCTGCACCTTATGGAGTACTTGGACCTCCATTCTGCTACGCTCCCAGTCCTGACGGTATCGCCTATTCATACCAATGATATAATCCCTGGCCTCCGCAGCGCCCATACGGTTAAAAAAATAGTCGGGAGAACAACCGCCCTCTCCGACTATTAATTGATACATTTCACGGGCTGTCAATTTTTTCGCGCCGCCGGACGAATCCTTTTCTTCTTTTTTTTTTCGTCTTCATTCGCTTCCTCCGTCAGCACTTCCATGCGCTCGACATAATACTTATTCATATCTCTTACCAGGTCTATATTATTCAACGATTCCATATAGTCATCGAAAGACAGAGTAAAATCCTGGTTGGCGCGATATAGAATACAATAATACATGATGTGAAGACACAAGGTGCTTTCCGGATTAAATGGCATGCTTTTTCCGGCCATTACCTCATAAGTGTATAAGGGTCCCCATATACTATCAAACGAGAACTCATACTCCTTGCCTTTAATTAATACTGTCATGCTCCGGCCTCTACTTTTTTCAATGCACCATAGCCAGTCAGAGATACGGAAACACTGGCATTGCTTCCCTTAGTCGCATCTCTATCCAATGCGGTAATATGCGCCTTCCCCTGATACATTCCCGAAGTAGGCATAGTCCAACCCGCTTCCGGCAATCCATCGTTACTCGCATTGGTAGGAAAACCTACCGTTATGTCAAGAGGTTTACCTGCCACAAACAGATCAAACAGTTTATCATATACATAATCATTGGTGCGATCCTTATCCGCACTATCCACTGATTCATTGGTCGCACTCCAGTTCATATTACCTATTTCCGCAGCATCCCAAAAACCATCATCCTTTGTAGCGCTGTCTACCGTATTAGCGGCCAGACTAATCTTACAACTCGTTGATAATGCTATGACCTTGTCTTCAATCCACAGCATCAAATCTTTTCCATTTAAACTTTTAGCTTTTCCCATATCATTTATTGTTTAATTAAACATTCAATAATCTATTGTCTTCATATTAAAACTCAGCGTCACACACACTGCGTCTATATCGGGAAGATAATCCTCAGCGCTTCCAAACAAAACACATTCTGTCACCTCGAAGCCCGTGTAAGTAGCTGTTTTACCTTCCAAATCATATCTGACGGTATTAGCAATCCCGATCGCCGACTCATAGCTCTTGGAAACTATTGCGACAGACACACCCACACTATCCTCACAACTCCCGTCCTTTGTATTGAAAGGCTGAATACCTGTACTTTCATATACAACAAAAGGGTATTGCGGAGCACCTTCGGGAATTACAAGAGGATAAACCCTGTCCCCGATATCCTTCCGCAAAGCCTCATCTTTCATCAAGACCTCTTTTATATGAATCCCAATCAATAAACTCATGTCTTTTTTATATTACCTGCATTTATGCGTTTTAGGTTACTTGCCATAGCCTGCTTCCACAATAGCCTTCTCCAATCTATTCGATAACGAATCAGCAGCTTTCCTTACCGCCGCATCAGACACGGAGAAGAAATTCAACGATCTTAATGAGCCACGATTGGCGGTTTTTCCATTTCTGCTTTTGGTTCTCTTAAAAGCCATACGATCTTTGGTTCCCTGATTGTGCATTCTCAATATGAAAGCACGGTCCCTTCCATAATAAGAATCAACCTGCATTGTGCGCGGACTTTTCTTTCTATTACGGCGAATACCACTCCGGCCTCCTCTTGGAGGTTCATACGAACTCGATTTACCGGCAGACCGTTGATTATACAGAGATACATTACCACCCAATACCCTTCTATACATACCAACCTTTACTCCCATATACGCCTTTCTTGGATCATTACGCAACACGTTTCTTGCAGCAGATTGAACCTCCTTTTTGGCTTCGTTCAGACTCTTACGGAGCAACTTTCTGATATCTTTCTTCTTAAGGATCTCATCATAACTCAGACGTTTCAACAAGCCTAATGCACCACGGGCATCCATTTGTATTACAGGAGTTTTTATAACATAGCCTGCATTTATTCCTTCCATAGCCTTACCCCTTCAAAATAACACCTTTTCCTGTTCTCTTGCCATAGTTGTTGACAACGGTAACTATCTGTTCGCCGGTTATAACCGTTCTACCACTATTCCCTCCGCCCAAATCTCCGGAATGGATAGAGTCGTACAACTTTTTCTGATCGGCTTCATTGATAAACATCTCTCCACTACTTACACGGGCTGTAATACCGTCCATATAGTTATGACCGCCAACGATACCGCCTTCGGCGAAGTTGGGGATATTATTTATTGCCGCCAAAACCGAAGCTACGGCAGAAACGGCCATTATAGCCCCTACTATGGGAATATTAGCAACTGACGAAGCGGCGCCGGATACGGCAGCTTTTATGTTAGCGTTTGCTTGTCTATTCTGAGCGTCTATCATAGCATCTATGGCTGGAATTGCCGATACAATAGTACCGGATATCCCTCCGATATAACTGAGCATAGAACCAAACACGCTATCTGATAATCCACCCATTCTAATAAGAGCGTCACTTACTTTATCCAAGTCAGAGGCTAATTCATCGGTACCATTTCTCCCAGTTCCTATCCCTATCTCTTCTGAATACCTCCTCCATATCTCAATCTGCTCGTTCAAATATGCTTTCTCTTCCTCGTTAGCCACAGACAACATATTGGTATATTCTTGTATCTTACTCTGGGCGAGGGTATACATTTCCAGCTTCCTCCGGAGTGCGTCCGCCGGATCCTCTCCTTCAACTACCTCATCTTCACTGTTTATCATTGTAGCCTGGATAGGTTGAGTCAATACCGGGAGGGTTTTACCGGTACCGATTGCATCCAATACCTCCTGACTCATTGCATCCTTACCGGATATTACGGCTTTTATTTCCTCATTTAGTTGTTCATTGTTAAAAATAGGATTGACAGTTTTTTCACTACCTCTATTACGTAAGTTTAAAATAGTATTCTGTTTTTCCAAAGAACGTTTTTGATACTCATTTCCCCTTTGTTGAAGTTCTAATACATACTCGTAATCTTCAATCATTCTTTTTCTCTCTGTGTCATTATCATTATTCAGTATGTTTTGTTTCTCTAATTCTGAATTTTGCGCTTTAAGTTGCTCTATCTGTTTGGTTATTTTCTTATCCTCCACGCGCATCGACAAACTTCCCGCAAACCCACCGCCAACAGACGTTCTTATATTGTACTGTTGCGCCTCAAGCTCTTTCAATTGTTTCTGATACTCAACTAATGCTTTTTTCTCATCTCTAGTTGAAAAATCATTGTTATTAATTGCGATATACTTATTTATATCCTCTAAAGTGAAATCATTTCTACCAAATCTTGTGGATAACGATTTAATCAATATATCCTCTGTGCCTTTTTGAGTATCTGCAACATCTCGCTGAAAATTACTTATTAATACCTGCAACTCATTATATGCATTCGTTCGTTCTTTTTGGGATTTAGTTTGGTCATCAATAATACCTTCTAAACGAGAAAATTCACGTTCAAAAACACGAGTATTAAATCCCATTGATAGTTTTGCATCCTCCAGACTATCTCTTAAAGCTGATAGTTTTTTCATATTAGCTATTGTACGTAATATTCCACTATTAAAAGTATCCCAATTACCAATCGCCAGAGATTGAAAGAAAGCATCTACTGTTGACTTACACGCATTCATAGTGTTATCCCATTCATCTCCTAATGTTTGAGACGAATGAATCATCTTATTCATCGCCTCAATACCTCCCACTGCAAGTCCTAATGTTCCAGCCATTTTGCCAATAATTCCTATCGCATTCGTCATTACTCCATTTAATGACATATTTTTATCGACAAACTTATCTATACTCTTTTGCGCTATTTGCAGTCCACTATCATATTTCGAAGCGTCCATTATAAGACGCATGATTAAATTTGCCATACCATTATCCGTTAAGTAAAAACGGGCGGAAACAAATGTCCGCCCGCAAAATAAGAAACTTACAAAACCAAAATAAAAAACAGAAGAACGGCATTATTCAGATGCACACTTTCCAAGAACAAAGGCTTCCGGACGCAATGTAGTCATGGACCAATCCGCATTCAATGTCAAGCGGACAGAGTCACTGGTAGCACCGGTATACGGATCAATGATAAAACGCTGTTGGCCAAAACCCTGCAATGGTTCATATCCCCAATAACCGAAGCCCACATACGTATTGGTATCGTCATTGATATAGTTTGTTGTAAAGATAGGAATACCGGCGACAGTACCATTCTCAACAATCATTCTACCACTGCCCGGAGTGCGTTCCGTGGATTCCAGTTCACCCTTAGTATATTCATCCATGACAAAGCAAGGATTCAGCCCCTCAATACCCTTAAGAAGTGCCAATGCACGCATCAGAATCAATTCCTTATAAGTAGGAATAGCACCTTCGAAAGCAATATAATTGGCCGCTTTTCTCTTTGCTTTTGTTGTTAATGTACTAATAGCAACCGGAGAAGTTTTTGCAATGGCGGCAAACGGGCCTACAAGCTTATGCGATATAGTGCTCGATGTGGTAAACATCATCTTGTTAAGAGTGCGCGCCATTGCCTGGGGAAGCTGCTGTCTTACCACATCATAAGCAACACCTTCCGTCTGCATAATGGTTTGGTTTGTCATTTTCACAGTTACACCCACGCGTGTCGGTTCCGGTTTAATCTTTCCAAAATCAACCTTCTTATCAGTCAATTCCACGCCTTCACCCGCTACTTCCGCTTCAATGGATCCAACGGTCGGCCACAGATAATCACCGGAAAGACCCGTCATTAAAGGAAGGCCCACCTTACTCAGAATCAATCCTTCTTCCAAGGGAGGCAGAATGTCGTTTATCGTCAAAGGAATCAACGGTTCCGCACCGGCGACCATCATACCGGTATATTCGCGTTTCAATTGGAATTGATCCATTTTCTTCATATTCTCCCTCAAAAACGCATCAAAAGCAGCTTCACGGCTGGTTACTGTCACATAGCCCGTTTTCTCGGCACTCGCAATCCTTACATCCAGTACGTTCATCTCCCGTTCAAGAACCTTTAGTTCTTCCTTCTCTGGATCGGTAAATTCCCGCTTGTTCTCGTTCTCCGCAGCATCCGCAATTTCATTCATACGGATAACAATGTCTTCTCGTCTCTTGATGTACTGTTGTACACTTACTTTTTTGTCCTTATTCATATTTTCCTAATTAAAAAAATGTTGTTTACTTCTTTTTCTTACATCACTTATTGCCTGCTCACGCTTACGGAGTTCATCCGTATTCTCGTCTTTTGGCTCCTCCTTACGCTCTATATTAAAGCCGGCCAATGTTATTTCGCGGGCTGTCACGCTAGTCTGCACGTATGCCGGATCGCTGGCCAGAGTCATCTCGTAGACCATGTTTATCTTCTTCACATGACGTATCATAATATCATCATCGTCCTTAGTGTAACTGACAGACGAGCTTTCGTCACTCCAATACGTAAATGAACTACCGGACATATCCCCACGCTTTACCAGCTCATAGGCATTCCTTCCGTCAGAAGTGTTCGGAGCCTCAAATTCATACTTTACCCCTATATCATCAACCGACAGCTTTAACGTACCGACACCCTTGTTGCTTCTGGCAAGAAGTTTCTCACGGTTATGCCACATCGTCATCTTGATATCCATTTTCGCCAGTTCATCCTCCGTGATAGCCCCCGGTTCTATGATCTCACGGTAGTCTTCCCAATAATCAACCAGCATACGGCTCTCAACGCCAAAAACAATCGCGTAACCTTCAATAACACGTTTTGATTCCCCGCCTTCGGTGACTTCCCGCAAACGTGGCTGGAAATATCCGCCACATGCACTACGTATCTCTCTTTTTCTTTCTTCCATAACTAATCAAACATTCAACAGGTGCTCCCTTAGAAGATGCAGCCTATTCGAAAATAACTCTATAAAGGATGCATCTCATAGAGGATGCCATTTTTTACTTTTTCTATATTACCTTCTTTCAGCCATTTTAGGTTACTCATTTTCGACATTGCTCCCTTCATCGATCACATTGCAAACAAGTGATATACTTCCATCGCTCTTGCTTCTATTAAAACTCTCAATGGCATAAGTTTTCCCGTCCCATTTCAAACGGCAGCGATCATTAACCAACGAATTGTCCCGCATGCTGACACTTATACTTCTCGACATCCATGTCTCACCTGCCGTCAAAGCCTGCGCCCCTCTCTGATATACGACATCCGCCCACACAGTCTTACTCTTTACAAACTCAACCTTTTGCTCTCCGAAATTTCCTCTTGAAACTTCCGGAAGGAGGATATCCACACGCTCATTCAAACTACCCGCTCTTAACATTTTATACCTCCCTGTCCGTTAGTTTTCTATATGGTTTACAATACACATCAATGGAATATGGGACCGGATTCTGAGAAATAGAAGCCACAGGTTCCCGATTCCGATAGTTATGGGCAGCAAGTATCAATATGGCAAGCCTCAACCTGTCAGGAAATGATTCGCCTTCCTGGGAACCATTGTTTTTTTCTGCATAACCTATACGTTTCAACTCCTCCAGCGTCCGGTAAGTTCCGGAAATTATCGCATCTTCCGCAGCACAACCGTACAACTTGATAATCTCATCTTCATCTTCGAAATCCACACGCATCTGAGCCTTTAGTTCATCCAATGTCACTACTCGTAAATCACTCATAACCTTCCTCCTAATTAAAGCGGAAGCATCACAGGATGCTTCTGATAATACAATCTTTGCAATGCATTCTTAAGTTGTCCATAGTTTGTGACCAAGCCCAAATTTATCCACTGGGCTATCTGTGATTCCAACTCGTACAATTCGCGAATTTTAGACTCATCACCAACCTTATTGCGCATTTCTGATTCATGCTTGCCATAGACTATGATATTAAGAGATTTAGCCAAATCCCTAACTTTTTGCTTGAATATATCATCAGGTAAGATAGAACTGACAGCCTTACACATGGTTGGGTATGCATCACCGGCAAGATTGCGGAATTTTATCATTTCATCATATACAAATTTGAGGACATCATATTTAAATGAGGGATTTATCCACATTGCAAAATCAATAAAAAGCAGTGGATGCATCCATGTGCCCGCATTATCACCCTTATTTGCCCTTGATTTATGATAGGGGTAATTACCCGTATCATAATTTTCCCTTTCCATTATAGTGTAAATGAACTCTTTAGTAGAAGACAAATCGAAGTAGTCATTAACTTCTTTCTTCATTCCTTTTAATTGATTCCACTGTTTTAATAAATCCGTAGCATTGAAAAATGCATCTTTCGTTCTCTGAATTACCTTAAATTCACCCATTGGGCGAATCATAATTTGATTTGTTTTCATAGATTTTCCTCTCCGTTTTCTGTTGGTTTGTTATTTGTTGAAGTTGTTTCTCCGCTTAGTTTAGCGCTGCCCAAAGGCGCAAGATTCACACTCAGGTAAACATCATCCCCCTTATCTACCGGGTTCTTATCGCTTTCCCGGCGCAAATCGTTCACACTCGCCTGACCATTATCAAGACGTGCCTTATCCCATTTAGCCTTACTTTCCAAATCCAAGGCATACAGGCTGCTCAAATCATATTTGAACTTATAATCCAGATAAGTATTTTCATTTAAAAGCTTGGACGTAAACTCCCGTTCTATCTCAGTGACAATCGGCTGTAATGCTTCGGTATAAAATGCTATATTACTAACCTCTACACTCTTGTAGTTAGCATTACTGTCATCCATTAATTTAGAAGGAGGGACATTGAAGAATCTTGCTATTTCGCGAAGCGTAAATTTTTTGTTTTCAAGAAACTGCATATCCGCAGAACTCATACTGATAGGAGTCAAAGTACCGTCTCCCTTTAATTGCAGGATATCATCACCACGATTTAATGCATCTTGAAGATCTTCGCTCATTCCCGCCATTTGCCTGTCCTGATATTCTCCGAAGCCCTTTACTGAAGTATCATTTTGCAGAATGGCCTTGAAGCGACCACCGGTAGCAAACCTTTTCAAAGTCTCGTTATCGGCAGTAGATGCAATACTCAACGTTGTAGCGGCATAAGTAATCGTAGATACTCCCGTATATCCTCCATCTCTACTTACATTCTTCAAATGGATAATCTCATCAGCACTGACAGTCTTATATATCTGGTTGGTTGCATCATTGATCGTATATGCATTTTGATACATATCATACACCACCGAACCGGGGGAACACAGATACATCTTTGTCATAACACCGGCCCTGTTCTTTTCCGGATAAATATAAGCGTTACCCCTCAACAGAATCAACGATACCGCATTCTTCATCAGGACAAAAGAGTTCATCCGTTCATTCGGGCGGACACTTAACAGATAATTTATAAGCCTTCCGTCTTTATCATCGTACATTTTGAAGTAATTGCCAATCCGATCCTTTCTCTTGTATTGCAACGTCAACGAAGCGACAGAGGAGGATATCAGATTTACAGCACGGTAAACAGCCGCTATCTTCATGGCCGTTTCCGCGCTTGACACATACACTACGTTTTGCTTGTAATCACCGCCGGAAGAACTTTTCTTCTCATTCCTTCCTTCTGCAATGATTTCTCTCCTGAATAGTTTTATAATATTATAATTCATCATATTAAACTGTTACATAATACAGTCCAATACGTGATTTAGGCTACCTTATTGTTTGTAATTGTTGTAAAGCCAGAACGTCATAAGAGACGCAATCGCACCGTCAATCTTCAAATTCTCCTTTCTCTTGATAGGTTTCTTGTTGCACATCCGGTCCTCATCCAAATAGCAATTACCAAAACAATACGGAAGAATGGGGTTCATAGACATAGCGACTTTCGATGGCCTGCTCTTTGCCGCCATTTCAAAAGTTTCCACAGGGGAAGTAAAAGCACCGTAGGTTTGCGGTATCGCCTTGAGGATCTTTTCCGGTTTAGTATCCAAAGCCATTATCGCAGCAGCCAACGCATTCACCACCTCCTGCGATTTATACGCATCATAGCCTATCTGCAATATCGTCAATTTCTTGTTTCGCCGCAACACATCCTCAACTATCATACTATCACTTATAACCGCACCCGGACAAACCTTCATATATCCCGCATTTACCCAGATTTTATACAATTCCTTATTGGGGTGATTATTAAGCGTTTCTTCCGGAATGTAGCAATCCAGCCATAAATAGAACTTACGTTGTGCACGACTGTATATGTTATACACTACTGCGGAAAAATCATCACTGACAGACAAATCAAGAGCCGCCATAGTTTCCGGCCTTCCCTGTATATCTTCTATATTGAAATCCACCATTAATGATCTTGCCAAACTTTGAGGGATCCAATCCTTGACACCTCCGGATACAAAGATGTTCAACAGCTTGGTTTTAAACTCAATCATAGCCTCAGCATCATGCTGAGCTTTATCCCACCTCTGCTTATAATAATTCTCCTGAACTGTTATTCCAATATGAGGATTGCACTTTTTCCATACAGAAGGCTTGGACATTTCCTCATCACACATCTCCCATGCATCCGGCATAAACAGGGAGGCGAACTGTGAATCATCAGAGTATTCGCCTTCCAATATCCTTTTGGCATTTTCCAGCTCCCGAGAAAAGGGACCGTCTTCCACACGGCTGGCAGTCGTTATGATAATAGTAAGAGGTTCACGCCTTGTCCCCATTGATGAGGTCAATACCTGCAAGAGTTCCGCACCGTCCGAATGATCACGCACATACTTTGCCTGTGCGTACTCATCGAATATAACCAGAGAAGCGTTCAAACCATCCTTAGTGTCTCCGCCACCGGTAAGACATTCCACAAATGATTCACGTCCGAACTTATTCGGCTTCCAATGAAGTGTCTCCCTGGTTGATTTAAAGTATTTCTTCTTCGGATCCAGTTGCTTTACAATCTTTCGTATTTCTTCAAAACAGATCTTTGCCTGTTTGTAGCTGTTGGCAGCAGTATACGCCTGGGCATTTACATCACCAAACAAAAACTCATTGACCGCCAGAGACGCAGTACTTGTAGTTTTTGAAAACTTTCGGGGGACGAAAAGAATAGCCTCCCGAACCAAGCGCCTCA